CGTGGGCGCTGGTGCGGGCTTCTTCGGCATATATACAAATAGCAAGTCATCTGTTAACGTAGCGCCAGCCAAGAAGGAGGCTTGTGATAAATGCGGAAAATAGACACGATCATTGTGCACTGCACTGCGACACGCGCGGAGTGGTGGGAAAGTAGATCAGCGGAAGACAAGATGGCAGAGTGTAAGAGCTGGCACTTAGACCGCGGCTGGTCGGATATTGGATACCATTACCTCATTGACCGCGACGGTACGGTTACGGAAGGGCGCCCGATTGAGAAGTCTGGCGCGCACGCGAAGGGATATAACAAGTCATCAGTTGGCATCGCATTATGGGGCGGACACGGTGGCTCTCAGGACGATAAGTTCGAAGAGCACTTCACGCCGCAACAAGATCGCGCACTACGCCGGCTGATTGCACAGCTCCGCATGGAGTACCCCGCAATCGCTACTATCATTGGCCACAATTCAGTGTCGCCAAAGATGTGCCCCTGCTTCGAGGTGTCAGCATGGCTCAGCAACGCAGAACCAGAACCGAAAAAACAGAAGACGCGGATCATCCAGTCGAAGACGGTACAGGCGTCGACCATTGCAAAGGTTACGTCTGCCGCCACACCCCTTGTTGGTGTTATCGGTGGGTTAGAGTGGCAGAAGCTGGCACTGATGGGGGTGTTCGCTCTGGTGGGTATGGTAGCGTTAGGGGTGGTCGATATGGAGCGCCTGAAGAAGTGGAATAAGGGCGACCGCTGATGTTTTTATTGGCCAGACTGAAGATGTATCTGTGGCTCATTGGCGCCGCACTTGTGGCGGTTGTCACTGTGTACTTCCGCGGCAAGGCGGATGGGCGCCACGATCTGGAATACGAAATCAAAGATAAACGCCTTGAAGATATTATGAAGGCGAAGGAGATAGAAGATGAAGTTGAAGCTCTTGATGACGCTGGGCTCGCTGAGCGTGCTTCTAAGTGGGTGCGCAACAATAACGGGCGGTAGCTACTGCGACTTGGCAAAGCCACACTATTTCAAGTCCAGCGATACAGCGGACATTCTGATGCAGTACGACCGCGGATTGCTGACCGATACGATCGTACACAACGAGACGTTCGAAAGAATTTGCGGTCAGTAGCATTTTGCCGTTGACCGCGCCGCAAGCTACATTAAAAAGGCGTAGCGGAGAGCAGATCAATTTATCGCGTCCCTACCACGGGCGGTTTTGTTGGTTCCCAGTATAGCCCGACACTTACTGGCTCTCCGCACGATTACTTCTCTTCGTCGTGAAGCACTCGATGACAGTTTGCACACAAAACGATGCAACGCTCTAGCGCCTCCTTCTGAGCCGCGCTGAACCGACCATTACGCACAAGGTCGGTGACGCGTTGGTTGTCATCGCTTTTGATGACGTGATGAAAGTCTATCGCTGCTGGGTGGGAAAAGCCGCACTTGACGCACGATAGCGTTGCCTTCCACTCACGATATTCTCTTCGCTTCTTACGGCGATAGCTGTTGATTCTGTCTTGGATTTTCCTTTTATTTTTCTGGTAATACTTTTTGCGATACTCGCGATTATAGGCGCGTTGGCGCTCCTTGTCTGCGTAGGGAATGGCTACGTCCTCCATAAAAAAGGCTCCCGTAGGAGCCTTATATCATATTTTATGTTTAGATCGAAACTCGTATAACCGCTGCCGCGTTATATCTAACCTCCTCGCAATTTGGTCGTTGTTGTAGCCTTGCGCGGCCATCTCCTTGACGGTCTGGTAGTGGCGCTCGTTACGCTTGCGTCCACCCTTTTGACCGGCTGCGCGCTGCGCGTTGGTCATGTTTACCTTCTTCTGCAAAATCTTGTTCTCGATGGTGCACGTCGCGTAAAGATGATGCAGACACTTTAGCCAGCGCTCTTCTGTGGGCACCATTCCCTTTGGCCAAGTAAAGCTCATTACATTACCCCCATTATTAGCATCTCAAACATGCGTGCCACTGAGGCGCCAGCTAAGGCGCACAGCGTGATCAGTAGTGCATTAGACAGTGACATTTATTCCAAGCTCCTTCTGTAGCAGGCGCAGCTCTGCGCGGTCGTCTGAGAGCAGTGCCTGCTCCATGCCGATGTCTGCGCTGTGGCCGCCCCAGCGCACGCCTCTGACTTCGTTTAGGCGGTCAATCTTAACAAGGCGCTTCTTGATGCGGTCAACCAATTGCTGCATGCGCTCCTCTGGGCTAATGACGTATTCGCCAGTTGTGATATCGTATTTCAAAACGGACACTCCTCTTCCGGTGTTTTAGGACGCCACACAACATCGACGTTGTGCAGCGCTTTGATAAAGTCGACTAAGTTATGCGGCCACATTACGCGCCTACGATTTCTTGCAATTTTGCGGCAGAAATACGCTTGCCATTTAATTTCCAATTGCGGCGAAAGTGTGGACGCATAAAAGTTTGCGCACCTTGTGCAATTTCAATGCAGCAAAAAACCTTGCCCACGCCATCAATTTCAAAATTTTCGCCACAGGCCCAAATTTTATGATTGGGTTCTTCGGCCTGTAATTTTTCGCGACGCTCGAAAGTTGCTGTAAGCATTTCTGTCATTGTCATTTTGATTCTCCTTCTGTACTTCCTCTTGTTAACATTATGCTAACACAGATGCAAGAAAAAATGCCCCACGCTTTCGCGCAGGGCAGTACAGGGAGGCGAATGAGGAACATGGTGTGTCCTGTGCATTCCAGTGCACTATATTTAGTTCTGGTTTGCTTTACAATCCCTGCGCTGTTAAAAGTTAACTAGCATTTAACGGAGGATTACCCATGCTAACTGAAGAACAACGCGAACTCGTCCGCATCCTGAACCAGCCGCACCGTGTACACAACATGCTGGCGCTATTCCGCTCATGCGAAAAAGCCGCGACCCTGATCCAAGATCAATCCGCTGAAATCGATAAGCTGAATGAAGCGAAGCCGGCGCCGAAGAAGCGCGCGGCGAAGTCTTAGCGCATACGGTTTACGAATGCATCGAGGCCCAGTTGACGCATTAAGTTGACCGTCATTGGGTCTTGCTCTTCACGTCTTGCCTGCTGGCGTCCTGCACCTTGCGCGATGCCCGCAGTTACATCACGAGCTGTACGCGCGCCTTGGCTAGCACGATCAATGTATCCACTGATTTGCGACATTAAAGCCGCCTCACGACGCAAGTCGGCGGGTGTTTTGCGACCCGTCAATACTGGCGCAAGCTCTGTTCCAAGGCCAGCAATACGTTGCTGCACAGACGGACTTTTCACTAACGGTGCGATAGCCCCCGAAGCCAGCGTCGGCAAAAGACCCTGACGCCCAATTGTGTCCTCGAGTGGCTCGCCAACGATCTCCTTCATGCGATCTGTAACTTGACCGCGTTGGAATGTTTTAGAGTTCAATGCAATTGATGCGCGCTGGATATATGGCCCAAGTGTGAGAGTTATTTGCTCGCCTAGTTCGTTTGCCGCATCTTCGCCCAATGCCAGCGTCAACTTATCTCTGACAGCGCGAGTGTTCAGCGTTTTGAGGATTTGTATGCCCTCGACGATCTCGTCTGGGGTAGACCTTACTCCAGCCTTGGCATTCGCCATAATATCGTCGATACGGTTTCTGAGTGCTGTTTCCAACTGGTTGCGTGCTACGCCATCGACGCTTTCCATCGCTATAGCGACATCTTCTCGAGAGACGCTCGGGCTTAGAATGTCGTTGCCTAAGTCCGCTGCGAGCCTTTGGTCAATTGCATCCTTACCCGCGGCACGCGCCTTTGCATACTCTGGGTTCACTTTATCAAGCTCAGCGCGCATTTGACGTGCGAGGTTCTGCAAGGCTCTCGCCTCATCAAGGTCACCAGCTCTCTTTAAGCTCTCGGACTTGTCTAGCAAGCTGCGTGTTGCGTAATCAACAGCTTCAACGCTCGGCTCTGTAATTTTAGTGTATGAGCCGTCAGCGTTTGACAAGAATGTAGCGTTTTCGTTCGCACTACGCGCCACTGCATCCTGCAAGTCATCCGCTTCAATTCGCTCTCGTCCAACTCGCAAGTCTGAACCCTCGAGGCGCAGCATACGATTAGCTTTATCGATGTCTGATTGGTCGAGGCGACCAAACAATTCAAGGATTGCTTTATTGGATGGATCGTCTGCATCAAGATTGAACGAATATGCGTCCTTGTATGCTTCACGGCGAGCGTCTGCCGTGTCTTTCATTATCAATCCTTTTTGCGTGAGGATACCTTCTCCGACAGGCGTCGGCTCTCCAAGCACATTATCCATCGTGGACGTTAAATCGCGCGTTGCGTCGAGGACTGCGTCGTTAATATTGTCTCGTACAATTCGCGCGCCTTCGCCTGTTGAGTTAGCGACGACATCTAACGCAGATTGCACGTTTGGCCCAAGCACGGCTGTATTTCCATATGGCCCAGCAACTTCAGCGCTTTCAACGGCAGTCGCCGCGTCCTGCGCGAGTAGCTCTTCCATCGTCTTTGCTGCATCGCCTTTAAATCCGATCTTCTCGACAATATTGCGCACTGGCTCACGCAAATAGTTGCCATACAGCGCGCCCAAGCCTTCCGCGACTGGTTGACCGGCTACACCAAACCCTAGACCAGCGGCGCCACCGATGCCCGCTTGGCGAACTGCGGTATCCGCTGCCCTTTGGAAATCTACATCTCCAGAAAACAAGCCCTCACCAAAGCCACCTATAAGCCCCTCTAGGATGCCCATACCGCCGCCATAGCCCGCAGCTTGACCCGTACGACCTAAAACAGTTTTAGCCGTCATAGACGGCGCCGTGGCGGCCGTTGTGGCAATGCCTGTGCCAAGGCGTGACAGTGCTACTGTATTCGGCGCTTCCTGCTCTCGGCGTGCGATTGCCTCTCGGATCGTGTCCATCGCAGTCGTTGGCGATATGCCTTGCCCAATAGAGCGTGCGCCAGCAAATGCAGGCTCGACATAGCCACGCACAAACGGGATGCCTTTAGCCATTGATGCGGCGCGCGTTGGCAACTCTCCCGCGATTTCCTGCGCAAGCTCACCGCGGTAGATGTCCGCCGCTGCGCCCTGCGCTGCGCGTATCTCCGCAACACGAGCTGGCTCGGAAGTCGTGTAGGCGTCCGACATGTAGCTCTCTCGGCCAGTTTCTATGTTTTTAACGATACGCCCGCCGTCGCCGTATGTTTCGACGATCTCGTAACCCTCTGGGGCAAGTTTTGGCTTTTCAACGGTTGTCGGCTGGAAGCCAATGCGGCCAGCGAAATCCTCGAAGTCTATGTCAGAGTAAAACTTTTTGTGAAACGCTTTCGCGAAGTCCTCGTCTGACATGTCAGAATAATCAGGATACTTTGCGCGGAGTTCTTCTAATTTCGTGGCCATCGGTATGCCCTTTTATCTGATGCCTAAAGGATCGGCTGCATCTGGGTTGTATATCGTGTCGGGAGCGATCTGCTCTCCGTTTAGGCGGCGGATACCTTGATCGATGTAGAACCTAAACTCGTTCAGGGCGTCTCTAAAGTCCTCTTCACTTTGAGCTGTGTTTAAACGAGACTGAGCCGCCTCGGCTTTCTGGCCCTCGAGCTCCGTAATCTGCCCGCCGCCTTTTAAGCTCTCAAACGCCTGCAAGAACGCACCGCCTTTGATCTGATCGATGCGTGCCTTCACACGGGCTGTGTCCGTATCTAAGCCAAGCTGCGCAAATGGCGTGCGCAGGAAGCCTTCGATGCCCAGAGCTTTACCGAGCGCCGGATCGAAGAGAAGCGCGTCAATCTGGCCAATCATCATTTCTTTGCCCGCGATTTCCTGAGATACGCCTGACTGGCGCTCGACCTCTGCGAGCATTGCTGTGCCAGTTGGCCCGTCAATCAAACCCATCGCCATGGCATTGATAATCGCTTGGCGATCCATGTTGCCACTGGCAGCGCCTCCAGTGAGGCGTTCTAACATTTGCTGGCGATCCAACGCCGCCTGACGCTTGCGCTCCATGTCAGCGCGCTCAGTGTAAGTGCCTAAAAGCGCCTGAAAGTTTCCGCCCTCGCGACCCTGAATTGATGCGCCAGCGTCTGACAAAGCCATAAACGCCAATGCCCGTCTTTGGTTTTTCGACAAATTTTCAAACGGGTCTATCGGTATCGCTTTCGAAAGCGTCCGCATCGCTGGTGGCAGCTCAACCTGTGCATTAGGGTTCATGTTTGCCACAAGTGGTGCGCTTGCGGGCATAGTCGCGGGGATTGGCTTCACTAAAGGATCGCCAGTGCTGACCTGAAGTGATGGATCAACATTAGACGTCACATTGTTAAAAATGTCAGGGTTAGTGAGAGGCCCAACTTGAGACTCTTCATCAACTTCTGGCGGCAACATTTTAATTTCGCGTGGCATTGTATGTCTCCTCATTAACTAGGCGTTGGGGGTGCCTGTAGATTTACCAGCAGAGGCAGCGGCAATTTGCCCGCCAGCCTCAAGCAACGCAGCCCAAACTGGCTTCTTCTCTGTCGTAGTGCCCGCGGCGCCCGCTCCAGTAGGTGTGCCCATCAAAGTGCTCAAAACGGCCAGAGGATAATCGCGCTGATACTGGAACTCAGCAAGCAGTCGATCAAGACCCTGCTGGCCAATCTCACGCTCTAGCTCTGCCGCTGTCATTGTGCTTGTAAGACCAGACAGAGTAGACGCTAGAGAAGAACCGGCGGTATCCGCTAAACTCGCCGCCGCGTCGCTGCGTAAGCCAAGGTCAGATTCTAAGCGGTTCGTGCCATATGTTAATGCGTCAGCGCTAATATTGGCTGCAAGCTCACCGCGTGCAATGTCGCGCGCAAGCTCAAATTCGTTTTCAGCTAAACCTCGACGTGATGCACCAAAGCCGGCGCCTCCAAGAGCTTTAGTCATCTTACCAGCCTCAACTGAACGATCAATACCTTGACGACGCTCAAGTGCACGCATGGAAGGGTCTAAAACAGCACCTCTATATTCGTCAGCGTATGCGCCGCGTTTTGCCGCAAGGTCTTCTGGCGTCATTGACATGATGTCTTTATAAACGTCCATAGATTGAGTGTACTCAGGTTGACCAAAGCTAAGTGCGGAATATTGCTCTAACACATTTTTACCAAGGTCAGACATGCCCTGCGTTAAATCGCCAGTAAATTGTGTTGGCCCTTTCTCGTATAGATCAGTGCCATAATCATACAGACCACTAATAATTTTCTCCGTAAGCGGATCAAATTGATTTCGTGTTGTCGTCTTAAAACTACCCATCAGAGCAACTCCATCTCGTAGTGTCTGTAGACTTCGCGAAACGGCGACGCGCCTACATATTTATCAAATCCCTTGCGGCCATCCGCCTCGATGCCATCCAGCTCCGCGCGTTTTGCAAGCTCGGAGAGCGTTGCGATCGTTTCGTCCATCCACTCGTCCATTTGTGTTCCGCCCATAAACTCAATTTTCAGGGTAGTCCTTTGAGGGTGTTTCACAACGCATGTCGTCAGCGCCGCGGTCAACTTGTCCTCTAGGTAGATGCACCACAAGACTGCACCTCCACCTCGTATGTCTTCGATGACGTCCTCAACGGTAGCGTTATGCTCCTGACGTCTTATCGCCGGCGTGAGTAGCTTCATAGCGTCATCCAGAAACTCTTCTAGGCACTCTGGGATCGCCGGTAACACCCTCACATTTGGCGTTTGCCTGAATTGTATAACATTATTACTCATTTGGCTAGGACGGAGGCGTGGGCCATGTTGGGTTAGCAGGATCGGACGTGTTTGCGGGTAAATCGCGGAGCTGCTGACGGTACGTCGCCCACTCCGCTTTCTTGGCGTCGGAGAGCGGGCTGTCGGCGGCTTGCGTCCAGTCAGATGACGATAAATCTACTTGCCGTCTACGGCGTAAGCTTCTCATTGCCTTTTGATTCTTGATGAAAAGTAGTTCAGCGTCTGATTTTCTTTGTGGTACACCGTTTACAACTATAAATTCGGAAGAAAGGTACTCGCCATCTATGTAACTTTCATCCTGTTTTACATTAAGAATTAAGTCATCTTCATTTGAAGTGTAAAAAGTGCCAGTAATCTCGCCAGACGATGTTTTGTATGTTGTGATAACAAACATCAGCGCTTTCTCCCTAAAATTTGCAAGCTCAAATAATCAAACTCAAGATCACCGCCACCGACAACCTGTGCAGCAAAAGCAAAAGAGTTACTTCCATTTATTGTCGCGCTAAATCCAGCAAGAGAAACGTTTTGCTCCTCATTATTTGCTAATGTTCTCACTGTCTGAGCAAGTATTGTGTCAGATGTATCATGGAGCTCAAAAATGACATCTACAGAGCTTCCAGAGACATTTTTAACATCTACACTCAGCCAAGAGTAAACATCATAAACAAGCGTTTCTGTAAATGTCAAATCCCTGACATTCGTCATGGAAGTGCCAAACGTTTGTGACAGGCTTGCTGTTCTTTGGGCAGCGAGTTTAGTTACTGAGTTTGTTTCAAGTTGTGTTGTGTCAACACCAGCATCTTTAATTTTTAACTCACCTAGAGCTGTAACGTCTAACATGGTTCCGTCAATGTTTATGCGCTCTGCGTTGAGAGTGCCTGCATCAATTACATCAGCATCAAGCGTTACTATTTCAGCTTTTGTAATAAAGGCATTTTCCATATAAACTCCCGCTGGGAGCGTAATTCCATCTACAACGCGTGATGAATTATAAACAGAAAAAGGTGTCTTAGGAGTGTTGGAATCGCTCGTGTCAACGATCTTAAAAGCGTCTGCTGCTATAGTAAAAGTACTAGTAGTCGGCAACGGTGACCCACTAATCCCGTCGCCTGCTATTGTTGCGTCGTTGGCCGTGCTAATTAAGCCAAAGCCAGATACGTGGCCGTTGTTGTCAATCTTAACGGCGTACTTGCCCTCGATGTCGTCAACATCGCCAGAAACTGACGAAACAGTAGAAATTGTAGCGTAAGTGTTGCCAATTGTTACGTTATTAGTGGTAATCGCTGATGAAATAGCGCTGTCAGCTTCAGTTTCTGTGTAGTAATTTGCCTGTAGACTTGCCGTTGTCGTGTAATCATTTAATGCAGCAGTCAAGCCCGCAGTTGAAACCAGATTTGTTGTTGCGGACGCTATCGCTGAATCTGTACTTGTTTTTGTGTAATAGTTTGTCTGTAGACTTGCCGTTGTCGTGTAGTCACCTAATGCCGTATTAAGTGCTGTTACAGAAACCAAACTAGTCGTGGCCGAGGCAATTGCCGTATCCGCCTCAGTTCGCGTGTAAAACTCAGTATCTAAATTAGCGCGCAGCGTCGTCGTGTTTCCGTCGCCATCCACGATTGTAGCGTTTTGCGCTAAATCTTCTTGACGCTTCAAACAAAGCGCAAGCTCTTGCTCAATGATGTCGTTGCGGATGTTTTCCAGCTTGTAGTCATACGTTGGGCCGGCGACGGGCAGCTTCTTCATCGCTTGCTCCCCTGCTTCACGTCAACGCGCATGTCGCCGACACGCCAGTCGCTGTTCTTGGCGCCCGTCACCTTCAGCTTCACTTGGCGGCCAGTAAATCGCACGTCTGTCTCAGAGGTCAACGTAAACGGCCCGTGCGTGCTTTCATCTGCATTCGGGTACAAGCGGCTCGTAAACGTCGCCGTGACGTCGCCTAAGTTGCGCTCGTCAGGTATGAGGCGCGTAATTACGGCCAAGTTGTCTCCCTGCCCGATTTCAATTGGCCCCGTCTCAGCGTATGGATCGTTGCCGTCGTAGTTCCAGCCAACCTCGTGATCGTAAACGTAGCCGTCCGCGGTTGCCATAATAGGCTGGCCGAAGATGCCGCCGTCAGTGCCCGCGGTGCGGCCAAGCTCGCCAATTGTCCATGTGTTGTTGCGATAACTCCACGCGGCGTAGCGATTGCACTCGTTGCTGTCTCCGCTTGGATACAGCCACCACACTTCGCCATACTTGGAGTTGTTAAACGCCGTCACACGCGTGATCTGGCTTTCGTTAAGATTCCGGAACACGTAGTCAGCAATTGGGCTCTCCAACGGACGCACGGCGCCGTCGTAAATCCAGAAGCCGTCGCGACCCATCCACACTGCCCCAACGTCAACTTGGACAACGCAGCCCTGCGACGCAGCGCCACAGCCCGTGCCTACGCGGTCAAAGCGATACACGAACGGCTGGCCCAAGTATGTCGCTAAATGGGCATCGATGTCCGTTAGGATCAGCGTACCGCCGCGCACCTTCGAGCCTGTGACGATCTTGCCGTTGGTCGACAGTATCTGGTTACCGGCTTGGTTTGTCGCCGACGCCGTCCACTGCGTGTTGTTTTCTTGGTCGCACCAGTCGATGCGGCGCGGATCGTTCTGCGCACCAAGCGCGAAGATGATGCGCTCCTCTGTGACGATGACGCCGTCAACGCCGACAGGCGCGTTGGCGATGACAGACGCTGTGCCAGACGTTAAGTCCCACTCGAACATGCGCCCGTCGCTAGATAAGACGCCCACGAGGTACTCGCCCCAGTTATCTAAGCTCCACGCAGCCGCTGGCGTTGTTAGCGTTGTGGACGCCTCTGGACGCGGTGCACCCCACTCATCGTCGCCATATGCGCCAACGCCGTAACCTACGGAGCCTGTCTGCGTCGCGGAGCCCGCTGTTAGCGATGCTGGGGTAATGTCGTCTAGCGTGTTTCCCGCCTCGAACGCGTACAAGTTGGAATTTGTGCCAACAGCTAACCAGCGGGTGCCGTCGTTCTCGCGCCACGTATGCATTGCGCGCGGTATGCCAGTAAGCTGACTTGTGACGCGCTTACGCCATCCGTTTATCGGCTGGAGGACGCCATTGTAAAAGCGGACGAGTGACATATCGCGCCAACGTCCGCCTGTTTCGTATTCTGTGCCGTTGCGTACCGCGCCGGCTGGTATGTCTAGCTTCACCAGAGGCATAGCGTACTCCTAA